GTTTCAAATATTGAAAAACATAAATCTCGCATCTTTTATATGGCTGGTCCTCTTACAGACAACATTGGTAAGACCATGTGCCAAAATTTTAACAAGGCTCTCCAGGAAACTTCCTGGTGTAGAATTGGTACAATTTGGCAATATGGCGGTATCATTGATCTTCGCAAGGAAGCTGAAAGATTCCTGCGTAATAATCCTACCTTCCGCGTCATGATGAAGGATTGCTCTAAATTTGATATAACTCGTCAAATTCGCAATTTCGAGCTTGATGCGGCTGTTCGTTGTCTTTATCCTATTGTAGGTGTTAATTTTTACCGCGAGAAACTTTTGTGGCTTTTTCGACAGGCCCTTTATAAGTATCTCATTCTGCCTCATAGCTCTCCCCGGGCCTGGTTCCATTCTTATGGAGATCGGCCTGAGTACTTTGTTACTAATGTTCTCATTGTGGAGTGGCTTCAAGCCAGCGGTAATTTCGAAACTAGTGAAGGAAATAGTTTCGACAACTTCTTCAATCACTGGGTAGTTATGTGCTACTTAGGTGATATGAACATGGAACAAATGGTTCGTCGTTGTCTTTTTAACATCTATAGTGATGATGATCTCATCATAGTCCCACCTGAATATGCTGATTATGAGCGTTGGCTCATTGGCTTTGCCAAGTGTGGACGTGTCTTAAAGCCTTTCGAATGTGTTCCTGATGGAACCATTGTCGGCAAGACTTTCTGTGGTGTTCTTTTTACCGCAGATGGTTTTACCGTTGCCCGCGACAAGTGCTATTATAGCGCTAATGTTGTAGGTAAACTTACCCCTCACGAATATCGTGAAAAACTTTATTCCCTTGCTGCTAATTTGGCTGGGGATCAGGAGGAATTTGATCGCTTCGTCGATTACGTTTCTCCTGAAGCTGAGAAGATAACTGGTCCTCTCAACTTTAATCGAAGTCATTTGGTAGGAACTGGATATGTATTCCTGCCCAAACTCTAAATGTTCTGAAGTGTTTTACCCCTACTAGGGGATTTTCACCCAAGAACTTGGCATGGGTGAGCTCAAATAATGGGGCCAAAAGAGTTTGTGGTGTACCTTATACCAAAACCCTTCGAGTCAGTGAATTTTGCCCTGACTTTAAATTGTAATAGCAAGATAATATTTAAATGGGTGGAAATGGAAAAGGAGCT